TAATTTATTTAACCAATCAGTACTTGATACAGTAAATTTAAATTGATTATCTTTAGTTCCTGCTTGTAGATTTTTAATGATTGAACGAATATCAGGATATGAATCTTTAATTAATGCTGCTACTTCTTTAATATCATATTCTACTTTTTCTATATCTAAAATATTAGTACATACGTGTTTAGCAACCTCACCCATTGAAGGTGGTTTTAATATATGGATTTCGCAACGAGATGTTAACGGTTCAATTAAGCGTTCAATATAGTTACAAGTCAATACAAATCGTGTTGATGCTGAATATTCTTCAATTATATTACGTAATGCTGCTTGGCCAGGACCTGTTAAAAAATCCGCTTCATCTAGTATTATTACTTTAATCGGGTTAAAAGTAGCAGAAGATGCAAATCCTTTAACTTTATCCCTAATCATATCAATACCGTTTTCATCACTAGCATTAATGTATATATAATCACATTTGATGTTGTTGACTATAATTTTAGCTAAAGTTGTTTTTCCTGTTCCTGCCGTACCGCTAAAGATAAAATGAGGAATATCGTTTTGAGCAATACAATCAGTAATACGAGATTTAATTACTTCATTGCCTATGTATTGGTCTAGATTTTCACTACGGTAACGTTCAATCCATAATGTGTGTTGTTTCTTCATAACTATAATATAATAAATTTATTCTGGATAAACAATAATGCCTTGGTCCTTTTCTCCTTTTGATGTTAATAAAGGTTCTGCAGGTTTAATTTCAAATGAATTTCCATTAATTTTAAATGAACCCCCTTGTTTAATCATCTTTTTAAAGAAATTGATTTGAGATTCACTCCAATCATTACTTAAATCAAGTACTGTTTGTTTTTCTACTAATTCTCCATTTACGTAAATAGAAACTGTTTTTCTAATTGATTGGGGGGTTAAAGGCATATATTTTAAATTAAAATAAGGGACTTTCGTCCCTCATTATTTTACATTCCAAATTGTGACATATCTACATCATTACCACCTGATTTTTTTTCTTCAGGTTTATCATAGATTACACATTCAGTCATTAATAGTGTTACTGCGGCCGCTGCTGCATTCTCTAATGCACATCTAACTACTTTAGTAGGATCAATAATACCTGATTTGAAAGCATCTGTTACTTCTCCAGTTGATAATTCTGGTACCATATTAGAGAAATGATTATTGTAAATTTTATCCCACCATTCTTGAGGATCTTCTCCAGCATTATTTAAAATTTGTTTAAATGGAGTAGCACAAGCTTGGAATACAATTTGTGCACCTTTTACTTTATCATTTTCACCTTTTAAATTAATAGATTTTCTAGCATGTAATAATGCAATACCAGCACCAGGTAGAATACCTTCTTCAAGAGCAGCTTTAGTAGCTTGTAAAGCATCGTCTAAACGATCTTTCTTCTCTTTCATTTCAATTTCAGTACCACCACCAACATTAATAATTGCAACTCCACCTACCATTTTAGCTAAACGTTCTTGTAACTTTTCAACTTCATATGGAGATTTTGAATTATCTAATTGTTGTTTTAAATCTAGAATACGCGTCTCAATTTTATCTGCATCTCCTTTACCATCAACAATTGTAGTAGTTTCTTTACCTACAGTTATAACACGTGCATTACCGAACCAATCTGTATTGAATTTATCCAACTTCATACCTTTATCAGTTGATACAACTTGACCTCCAGTTAAAGTTGCCATATCCTCTAGAATATGTAATCTGCGTTCTCCAAAATCAGGTGCTTTTACAGCAGCTACTTTAAGTGATCCACGCATTTTATTTACAATTAGAGTAGCTAATGCTTCTCCATCTAATTCCTCAGCAACAATCAATAGTGATTTATTTTGTTGAGAAACGGATTCTAATAGAGGCAATAAGTCCTTAACAGCACTGATTCTACCGTTGAATAACAATATTAAAGCGTCATTTAATACGGCTTGCATCGTGCTATTGTCAGTTACAAAATATGGAGATTTATATCCCCTATCAAATTGTAAACCTTCAACTACTTCTAATGATGTTTCTCCAGTACGAGATTCCTCTACTGTAACTACACCATCTCTTCCTACTCTATCTAATGCTTCGGTAACTAGATTTCCAATTTCTTCATCTCCATTTGCTGATAATGTAGCAATTTGTTTAATTTGCTTTTCATCAGTAATATCAATAGATATCTTTTTTAATTCATCAACCACTTCTTTTACAGCAGCCTCAATACCACGTTTTACCTGAGTAGCATTTGTTGATGGATAAGATGTAGCACTTAATGCTCCAGAAGCAATAGCGTGAGCTAATACTGTTGAAGTAGTTGTACCATCACCTGCTGCATCCACTGTTTTAGATGCTGCTTGTTTAATAATCGTAGCAGCCATATTTTCAATGGGGTCTTCTAATGTAATAGATTTAGCAACCGTTACACCATCTTTTGTACTTTTTACTCCATTAACTGAATCCTCTATTAGGACATTTCTTCCATAAGGTCCAAAAGTTACTGATACTGCTTTATTTACTTTATCAATACCTGATTGTAATTTTTCTTTTGCTTCTCTATCGAAACTAATAATTTTACTCATTTCTTATTTTTCTAAAATTGCGTATATGTCTTGTTCTTTGTATATTAAATAATCTTCACCTTCTATTGTAATGCGTTGTCCACCAAATGAAGGAAATGTTACTACTTGACCTACTTTTAATTTAGTTTCTAAAAATACTTCACCAGTCACACTATATGCTCCTGGTCCTACTGCTATGATTTCTCCAACCATAACTTTCTCTTTTCCAGCATCAGGTACAATGATGTTTCCATACATAACCTCAGCCTCATCTTGTTGTTTAATAAGCACGTTACTGTGCAAAGGTATAACTTTCATATTTTATATGTTTAAATTTGTTTACGTGAATATAATGATAGGTCTCCGGGTTTCAAAACTATATCGAAATTATTTTATTTCGATTTTCTTTGGTTTGTTTTCTTTAGCGAATGGAATCTCTAAAATTAATAAACCTTTATCTAAACCAGCTTCTAATTTAGATAATTCATACTTAGAAGATACCTTCCAAGCAATATCAAAACCTGCCTTTTTAATTGAACGATGTAAATATCTATATTCATCTTTCTCTTCTTCCTTATCTTTACGATAAGCAACTCTAAGAGTTTCTGAATCTACAATAATATCTATATCTGATTTTTCTAGTCCAACAGCAGCAATTTCAATTTTTAAACCATTGTCGGTCTCTTGAATATCAACGGGATGTTGAACTGCTTTTTCTGAAATTGGTCTATAGTGGGCATTTTTATCAAAGAAAGACTTCCATAATAAATCCATACCTTCATCAAAGTTCCAATATTCATTATAAGTTTGGGGTGGGTAATAAGGTTGCTGCCAAAGATTTGTAGTACCAAAATTAGCAAGATAATTGGATGCGTTAGTAGTAGTTAAAGTTGAATTACAGGTTGTACCTGTTAATGATAATCCGCTTGATGTTGAACCAGTTCCGGTCAAAATAGTACCACTGTGTAAATCTTCAAATACTACGAATACGTCTGTAGTTTGTTTTTTCATTTTTTTGTTGTTTGTGCTCCCTAAGGTAGCGGTTAATAAATAATTGTTAATAATGGAGACCTATCATGTATCTCTTTATTACATATATAAATATATAGCTTTTATTCTTTAGCCACTAGAAGATATAAAGAAGTTCCTTTTTCTGATGTAAATTCCAATCTCATTAATCCTTCACCACTAATACGTAATCTACCAAATGTTAGATCTTTATTATTATCTAGGATTTCACGAATATAATTTACATTAAATTGTAATTGTTGAGGGTGTATACCTTCATATATTGCAGGGATAGAAAATTGAATTTTATTATTATATCCTTCATTTCCACCTAATGTAAATCGTACTACTTTAGTATTATTTTCATCATAATTTGCATCTACTGAAACTATTTCATTATCGATTGCTTTTTTAGCTTTAATAAATTTATTAATAAATTCTAAATCAATATTAGATTCAATAGCGTATTCAGGTTCAGTTACTGTAGGAGCATTTGGAATCATTGTAGTATCTGCTAAAACATATTCTAAATTATATTCATTATCAGCAATCAATAATTTAGTAGGAATATTATGTTGTTTAACAATATCTAATATTAAAAAGTGATTAGTAATATTAATTAATTTTAATAGTTGAGAGGTATCATATATCCCAACTTCAGTATCTTCTAATTCAAAATTATTAGCGGTAATTGATCCAACTAAATCTTTATTAGGAGCAACAAATTTAATTGTTATATTTTTATCCTTAACTTGTAATTTTATCTTTTCAACTATACCGTTAAGGTAATATTTTTCTAGTGTTGATACTAAGTGTAATTTATCCATTATTTTGTTTTTGTTACTAGTTTTAAAACATTTTTTATTCCAATTTCTATTTGACTATTAATTAGTTTTTCCTCTTCTTGATACTTAGTATTAATTTTTCTATCAAACATAATAGTTAATTTTTCATATAATGTATAAGGAATTTCAATCATATAATTATATTGAGAATTTGTAAGAGATATATTAAACTTTTCTAATTTAATATATAAATCATATTTTTCCATTTTTACAATTCGTTTCTCATCATTTGGTATATAAATTAATTCTGAATTTTTGTTTTTTAGAGCAATTCTAAAAATGGAAGCTACAGAGGAATGTGTCGAAGTCATCACAATGGTAGTAGGAGTATTATGAAATTTACTCCATTTTTTTCTAAATTTAAATTTAATATTTCTAATTAATCTCATAACTTTATTTTATTTATATTCAATATATTAATTTTATTGTGATAATCAAAATGAAAAGAATTTAGCTACATTTTCATTTAAAGATACAAATTCCCAACCTAAATCACTATAAATTGTTTCTAATTTATTTAATAATACTGAATTAAATATTTCATCTTTATCTACAAACTCTTCAATTAATGAAGTAATAAATGGAGGATCCTCACCATTTCCTTTAAATCCAATTACACTAATATTGTATGGATTTTTCTTTAATGTAACATATTTCATTTTATCTCCTTCAACAAAACATGAATATTGTTTATCAAGTTTTTTAAATCTAAGTAGATCATTAGTGTATATAGCAGCTTTAGTATTAATAGGGCATTTAGTTTCTAATTCACTAAATATTTCTCCGTTACGAGGAGAACGTTTAATATATTTACGTATTTGTTTTACTCCTGTGGGTTTTGCTACTACTTCCCAAGATTGTGTTTTTAAATATTTTTTAAATTCAACAATACGTTTATTAATATCATCTCTAGTCTTACCAAACATAATTTCTTGAATGATTGATTCACCAAACCTCTTGTAAGTTACAGGCATATTAGATTTCATTAAATCTAGTCCCATCATTACTAATTCTTCAGTATCAACACCTTCTTTATTTACAATATACATTGCATAACGACGTTTTCCTGAAAAGTATCCTCTCTCAATTACTACTTCTTGTTTTAATTCAAAGAAATGATTTCTATCATTAGGAATATTAAATGCTTTTAAAGCAAATTCCCCAATAAATTTATTTGATACTTTTTGTATTTCAGTAGCTATTTCTAATGTAGCTTTAATACATTGTTCTTTATTTTTTAAATCAACACCTCTAGCTAATAATATATCTTTAACCTGAATAAATAAAGAATCAGTATCTGAGGTTACAACATAATCTTTATCTATTGTATTTAAACTTTCATTCATCCATATATTAACATATTTAATGGATTCTTGAGTTACACGTTGGCCTGTTAAAGTAATAGCGGATGATATCATTTTATGCCCATCAGTATATCGCCACCCATTAATAGCAAATACACCATAAACATCATTTAATTTAATTTTATAAGCATGTTGTCTACGGTCATAAAATTCACCTTTTTCAATATCTCCAGCTTTATAAGCTTTCTTCATTAAATTTTTATATTCAACACGTTTATTAAACCAATCTGTTAGTACTTCACAAACTACAGATGATTTATCAGTTCGAAATAAGGCTCCGGATGCAGCAACTATAATATTATTTTCAATAATGTAATCTCTAATTTTACTAACCGTAACTTGAGATTTAGTAGTTGTAAAATTTGAATTTAGTTTTTCAATAACAATTAAATCGTTATCATCCATTTCCAATAATTCATCAAGAGACCACTGATTATCGTATTTGTTATGATTTACAATTCTTCCTACAAATGTTTCAATTCCAATATTAAGTGATCTAATAATGGAAGGATACAATGATGTAAAATCTAAGTCAATAACCCATTCATATAATCCAGGAATAGGATCCTTTAAATAACCACCAGCATAACTATCATTTTCTTCATCTCTAATTTTTAACTGCGGGTTTATTGTTGTTGGTTTATTTGGTGATGCTATGCCTTTACGTTTTAAATACGTTAGTATAGCGCCATCATTTAACGTAGTAGACATGTATATTTGCTCATATGGTACATGACACAAATGACAAATTGTTACTGTTAGATCTATAAATTTAAGTTTCTTCTCTAATTCAATAATAATTTCAACATCTCGAATGTTATAATCAATAAATTTATTTATATCTTCTTTAAATAATCTATCTAATGATCCTTCATATTCAACCTTACCTAATTTAACATATTTTTCTCCTATATCATTTAATTTATATGATGGTTCTTGTTTAGTAACGAATTTCTTAAACAATAACATATAATCTAAGTGGTTAATACCACCTAATTCAATAGGTTGTTCCTTATCGTATTCACTAAAATCAATTTTTTGTATAGGAGATAAACGAGTAGCATCTTCAACAGACAGAACTTTACACATTCTATAGTACATATAAGGAATATCGAAATATCCACTATTCCATCCTGTAATAATAGTAGCATCTAATCTTTCCCATAATTGAAGAAAATATATTAACATATCTTTTTCAGTAGGGAAAGGTATTATTTCTCTATTAGGTTGTTTGGTGGATGTTAATTGATTCTTTTCATCTAATATTAAACAATAATAAATTTTTGAACTATGATCATATATTGCTATTGAAGTCATCTTCATAGGAGCTGACTTAATGTATTCTGGAGTTAATGCTCCACCAATTTCACACTCAATATCAAAATAAACTATATTTTGCCATTCAGCAACATCATCACTTTCATAATAATTGTCTATTAATAATCGTGTACGTTTATCTACATCTCTTTCATATAATGTTAAATCTCCTCTTTCAAATTTTTTTGTAGGAGTAGCCATCTGTCCATCTAATGTTGGAACAGTTCCATATTCATCTAACTTATAGTATGTTGGTTGGTAATTAAAATGGGACCATCCTTTTTTATCGTCCCTAAGAGAATATGAATAGTCGCTAAAATCGTAATATATTGATTGATACATGGGTGGAATATAACCTTATTATTGAGACAAACCAAATTAAGTATTATATTTCTAATTTAATAATATTAATTTTATTTTTATATTAATGCCAATTTATAATTTTTGTATTATGTTTTTCAATTTTATTTGTTAAAGTTTCCATTTTAATTTTAAATTCATCTTTCGCAATATTGTGCCATTCTACCCATATTTTTTTTATATTCTTAGGCCAACCTTTTTCTAACATATATTTAAATATTTCATATTCAGCCCACTCTATATCCATTTTTATATATATTTGAGATTCTGCGTCAAAAGTATTTATAAATTCTAAAACGTCAATACATTCTACTTCTGTTTCATTATAGTAATCCTTATATGATTTACCACCATTTGTTTCTTCTAATAATGACCCCTGACTTGTTCCATCCCCACCATATTGTTTAAAAATGATTTTATCATTCCTAATCCATACTGCTTTTCGGTGAACCGTAATATTTCTATTTAAGAAATTTTTAACGCAAGTATCAACATCAATTAATGGATTTGGTTCGAATGTGTGAATCTCCCAACTACTATCCATATTTAATTCGTAATTAATAAAATGATTTAAACCTTGACATTCATGTGTTCCAAAATCTAAAAAAACTTTTTTAACGCTATCCAAAGATTTTAAATCATCATATTTAAATAAATTAAAATATGTTCTCCAGGTACATTGTATTAAATTATATTTATTTTTGTCTTTACAGTATGTGATATCAAAAACTTTCTCATCACTACCAATATAATTTTTAGATAAAGACTCTTCAATTGTTTGATTAAATTCTATAATTAAATCATCAATCATGTGTGATGGTATAAAAAATGCTGTACCTTGAATGTGTCTAATTTGAGACAATGAATGAAATTCTTTATCATGGATATCAAACTGAGCACTATGACTAAAGAATGTAATTTTATTTGGGTCTAATTTATTTAGTTTTTCAATGTTTGGCCAAACCTTACCTTGATAAACTTCAACAAGTTCTCTTAAACCTCCCGCGTCTGCCCAAATAACAAAGTCGTTATCAAAATACTCATTATCAACACAATGTTTAATCCAATAAACTTTATTAAACATAATTACATTATATAATGGTTTAGACATTTCAGGAACATCAGGAAATGAAACCTTTTTAACAAATTCATCGGAAAATATTAATTCGGTTAATTTTTCATTATATAATTTATAAGCATCTAACTCTTCTAATTCTTGAACAATTAAAACCGTTTTTTCTAAGTTAGTATCATATTTTTTTCTAAGTTCTAAAATTTGATCTTTAAATTTTTCTTGTGTATATATAACTATCTCATTATCAATAGATAATGTTCTCTCCATTAAATGAATATATCCACCATAAGACGAGGTAAACTTTTCCCATTTATCTCTACCTATATCATATAATGCCGTTACTATTACTGGTTTTTTTATATCCATGACCATTCTATTTTTATATTTTTATGTTTAATACCGACTTGATCAACATCAAATAAATTTGATGTATCGTCTGATTTAATTAATGTATTTAATTTCATTTTGTGTTTGTTTAACATTGTTGGTACAAACCCTTCTGAATAACCACTTAATCCTTCATTATTTAATTCTAATAATTTTTTTATTGCTCTATTTGAAAATTTAACAATAGGAAAAAACGACCCAAATATTTCTTTTACATTTTCAGGTACAACATCTCCTGGTCCTGGAAATCTTAAAAACCAAGCATCACAAGAATGAGTATTACTGTCGATTTTTGGTATCGATAATTGAGATTCTACATCTTTATTTTTAAAACAAAAGTATGACATAAAATCTGAATCATCTTTGTCTACACCTTCAAAAAATAAATTCCAATTATCCATTCTTACATCATCATCAAAAAACCAATAGTTATCATAATGTGGATAATGTATGTAATAATTTAACATTCTAAAGTGAGCATAAAACCAAATAATATTTCTATTACCGACTGAATTCCAAAAATTCTTTTTATTAACATCCTTAGAAAAATTCAAATTCATTCTAATGTTTGTTTCATTATATAAAAATCCAACATCAAATAAACTATCAGAACTAATGTCGGACACAAATGTTAATTCTCTTCCGGTTTCTTTAAAAGAATCCCAATGTTTGACGTATGATTTATATGTACTTGGTACTGTACATACACAATATACATTATTTAAATTCATCTGTTAAAATATCTTTCCATTCAGGTACTCTATTGAATTGGTGTACAATATCGTAAAGTTTATTATCGTTTGTGTAGATTTTACTATCTACCATTTTAGGAACGTTATATCTCTTTTCAATAGTTCTTCTAAGTCCCCACGATTCAAAAAATTGTGTTGGTCCTGAAGTTGAACAATGCATTGCCCACGCATCATTTAAATTAAAAATTTTTAATTTCTCAATTTTATTTTTTGCAATTATAATGATTAATGCCGCCTGATCTTTAATATTGTGATTATTGGTTCCAGCCTCACATTTATCATACATACGTTTATATAATGAAATTAATTGTTCCTTTTTACCACCAATAACACCACTACAAATAATTTCATGATGTTTACAAACTTCTATTTCACCTGGAAATACTTTGTTAATAACATCTGTATTCCACGGTTCTTCCGAAATTAAAATACCCTCAGCACCTACAAATAAATCATAATTTTCCAAATCAAATTTTTGAAATGGATCTGATTGGAACACAACATCAAAGACATCTGTAATCATAAATAAATCAATGTCAGTGTCTTTTAAAAAGTTATATGTATGTTCTAATCTTTTATGGTTAATATACCAAGTGTCTTCTACAACCACGGGAATTGGTCTAATATTTAACTCATTACAAACCTTTATATCTTCTTCATTTGAATTTGCAGCTAATAGAATTACTTCTCCGTCCGAAAACTTTCTAAAACTATTTGCCCAAATCTTTATTTTTTCTTTGTGTTGACCAATGTTATTTGACAACCCCAATAACGCTTTTTTCATATTAAATTAAATTAACTCTAAATAAGTATCTTCCGTATCCATATGTGTCTTAATATATCCGAAACTAAATAACTTATTTAAAATTGTATTATATTTTTCTCCGACCGTTTTATTTGTTCCTTCTATATGTTTATGTTCAAAAATTATTTTCTTTGGTTTTAATACATTTAAATTTAAACCATTAAGAATTTCAAAATCATGTCCTTCAGTATCTATAACTAATAATTTTAATTTAGAAATACCATATTCCTTTATTATTTGATTCAACGTCGTACAAGGAACTTTTACTAAATTAGACTCTATGTTTAAATGATGATTTTTAACATGATCAGGATAAACTGAAGTTAATTGATCGATCCAGTTGGGTAATGCTCGATCAATATATTCAGGTTCCGTTTCACGTGAAAATGTAATAATATCGGGTTCATATAAATCTAATTCCCCGACCTTACTACTACAAGCCATATTTAAAAAAATAAAATTATTATCATGATAATCTCTATTATGATTATTCACCATTAAATCGTAGAATCTTTTTATTGGTTCCATAAATATTGCATTTGATTTTTGATTAAATAATCCAATTGTTTTTTTATCATTTAAAGTATTACCAATATGACATCCTATTTGTATTAAATCAAAAACTTTACTCATTAAATTTTACCTTCGATTTTATCTAACCAACCCTTAGATTCTGAATGTGACCATACTATCCATTTATTTGGTTTTTTTTCTGTGTTAAACGTTCTCCATATTTTAATAAATTCATCAGTTGTTTTGAGTAAATTCATTATATCTAAAGATATAATATCTTCTCTATATAATTGTTGATTATTCTCATCTTCAAAAATCACCGCCCAAAAATCATAATCAGTTTCGGTAAATGACCCTTTATGTACATCAATACAATGTTTAAATATTGTTAAAAATGAATTTTCATAATCTTCATTATTTTCAATAATAGGGTTAGGGGCAAATTTATTATCTAAAGTATATTGTTGTACTCCTCTATTTCTAAATTTAATCCCAGCATATTTTTCATAATCTTTTAATGTGCGTTCTTTACCAAATCCATAAATCCCAAAATCTAACTGACATGAACAATTTCCATCCATCCCAAATAAAATACGATTACGATTATGAGATACAGTGTTAAGTTTTCCCCACTCTGAATTATCATCCCAATGTTTTGTTCTACCATTACGAGTATATTCATGCCAAGCAATTATTTTATGAGGGTGAAATAAATCATATCCCCATGTATATGCTCTAACAGCAATTGAGATTTCTTCTCCATGAAAGTAATATTCTGGATCATGTGGTACCTCTTTTACAAATTTACCTAACGTGAAACAAAAATGTGCTGAATAAAAACGTGAAGGGATTGGTTCAGTCATATCTTGCCACCCTGGTATAGTAGCAGGTAGAAAAAATATTGCACCTTCAGGTATAAATCTATCAAAAGTCATCCACCATGGTTCTTTAATTCTACCAGCTGGATCATCTTGTGGATTAAATGAAGATATATAAGATGTTAATAATGGTTTTTCATATCCTTTTAATTGAAGTTGTTCAATCATTTGAATTAATTCATCATCCCAATCTTGAATAAATCTGTGATGTGAATCTAATTGAAGAGTATATTTTTCATTATTATATTCTTGTTGAAGTTTATTTCTTGCCCAACAAGCACCTTTAGCATCTTTATAGTCAATATCAATTATTTTAAATCTAGAATCATTTTCATATTCAGTTAACTTATCCCATTCATCTTCTTCAGAATGTTGCCAGGTAATACCAAATCGTAAATTTTCAGGATACTTTGCTTTATCAATACAATCTTTAATTGTTGGAAGTAATTCAGGATCACGATAAGATGCTATCTGAATGAAGATTGTGTTAGTCATAACAGTTTTTATTGTTTTAAATATTAAATTATTTCTTCTAATTTTCCATCCTGTACTAATTGGATAACATTATGATACACATTATCAGCTTTAGTTATTTTTATATTTTGATCCTTAAAAAATTCTTTACCTAAAAATGTAAATTGTTCTTTAACTTTAAAATGACGTGATGATGTTTCGTAAGGGAATAGATGATTTAATAATTCTCTACGTTCTTCACATCCACACCCTTCAGCACCTAATAATTTAGCGGCAGCATCTGCTACTTTATCTATCCCAAAAAAATTAGTAATTTTAGCTATTGTATCTCCTAACCCTTCTGATTGTTGTTTATTATTTATTTTCATGTTATATTTCTTGGTTTTCTAATAAAGATTTGGCTTTTTCAAAACTCATATTATATACTTTATCTCTTTTTAATCCTACAGTAATATCTAATTCAGAACATATTGCTAAAAAATTAGTAATATCTTTTTGTGTATATTTTAATTTTGAATTACTAACTAATATTTTAAGATTACTTGCTGGAATTACAGGGTCTGATTCTTTTTTCCTTCCATTTTGATAATATAATTTAAGTAGATTCATATTAATTTCTAATTGTTTATATTTAGGTATATTCATTACATTTTTCATCTCTACATATGAATGCCATGAGTAGAAAGAATTAAATGATACACCTATTAATATTACAATCTCTAGAAAAAATACTACTATTGCAAAAGCAAAGCTATTTTCTTGTACTTTATTTTCTTTTTTACTTAGTTTATCTCCCAATTTAACTTCAACTTGTTTAATACGTGTATCTCTATCAGTTTCTAATTGAGTAATATCTTTTTCTAAATCCTTTATTATTTTACGTTGCCTTGACGATAAAACACCATCATTATCATTATCATTAATAGCTTGTATTTGACTTTCTTTAAGCTTTATTCTAGATTGATATACATCATTAATAGACTCAGTATTTTTATTTTGAACAGTATCTAATTGTATTTCTATTTGAGATGTATTATCAACCAATCTATGTGCTCCATTTAATGATAAGTAAAATGATCCAGCTGCTAGTACAATAGATATCATAGCACCTAATATAATATTTATATTTATTTTACTATTTTTTACTATTGCTATTATAAGTTGTTCAAAAGTAAATCTCTTAAACAACTCATATCCAATCATGAATAATATAATAAAGACAGAAAAAAATATATCTTGTCCGGGAAATAATTTATTTATACTATTTGTAATATCTTTAATAAAAAAATATGAAAATAATATTAAAAATATATTTCCTAAAAATGAGAAATAATATAAAGTTTTACTTAATGGATTGAAATTTTTTTCAAAACTAAATGTTTCTAATTCGTTTTTTAATTTATAATATTTATCTAATTTCATAATTCTTCAAATATACCTAATACTTCTGCTAATATTAATAATGTACCAGCTATTAATAATTCACCTCTAATTAGAGTAATGCCTGCTACTATTCGAAGACAGGATTTAGCTAAGCTAATTTTAAAATGCCAATTTGTTTTTGATTCTTTTTCTTGTATCATAATTAAGGAATTAAATATTTATAAGCTTTACATCTTGACTTCTTAATTTCTTCAGAATCACGTTTAATTAATCCAGTTTTATTTTTATCAAAAATCTTTTTTTTTAATTTTTCCATATTTTCATAAAATTTAACAGAAGGGAGACCGCTATAATGGCAGTACTCCTCTTCTGATAGAATATTATCTCTGTTTGTCATATGCAAATTGACCATTGTATAAATTTTCCTCAGCTACTTCATCGCACTCATGAAAATACATTTGTCCTACTCTAGCATCTTTTTCAATAAAGATAGTTGCTGTTACAATCATAATTGTACCCATGTTTTCTGTTTCAAAACCAGGATCAAAAATTGAAGAAGCAATAATTGCTCCGTTACGTAGTAGTGAGGAACGTTGACGGATCATTCCTACGCGATTTGAAGCAATTTTACATCCTTCATGGAATGTTATATCGTATGCTCCTGAATATAGTAGCCATCCTTCAACACCATCAATTTTTGTAAGTGGCACTGGTGTATAAGTATTTAATATAGTTTTATCTTTTAAAACCATACCTATAGCAGGAGTAGTTTCATTTTCATGAATTTCTCCAATTACATTAATTGATTTTGCTGATAGATCATACCCCACTTGCGCTGGTTTGCCTTTACTATTAGTAATTTTTACTAATCCTTGTTCTAATATTTGTTCACAGTTTAACATATTAATTTAATTTTATTTTTAATTTAGTTCATAGGAATTCCATTCATAGCAATAGCAGACATTAATTCTTCTCTAACAAGATTATCTTTTTCAAGAAATACTCCACTAAACTTATTAGTAGTCATTACTGATGGATGTTTAATACCTCTATGTGAACAACATGTGTGTTTACATGCAATACTAACTGCTACTGATTCACAATCCATTTTATCAGAAATATAATCATGGATTTGTTGTGTTAATGATTCTTGCATTTGTGGTCTACGAGCAAACCATTCGACAATGCGGTTCAGTTTGGATAAACCTATGACGTTTTCCGCAGGTACATACGCTACAGTAGCATATCCAGTGAAGGCCAGGTTATGGTGCGCACACATACTAACGATTGGAATACCGCTTTGTATTACTAAACCATCATATCCTTCATCATTAGGAAATACTGTAATATTTGGTTCAGGTGTAATAGATCCTACAATTAAATCTTTAAGCCATGCTTTAGCTACACGAAGAGGAGTATCTACTGTTTGTCTATCTGCTGTATAATCAAAACCAACTGCTGTTAAGAAATTAGCATATGCTTCTGCAGCATCTGTGATCATTTGTTCAATTTCTTTGGATGTACGGGGAATATTACCGTTTGATTTTTTTAATAATTCTTTCATATTTTAAATATAATGATTTAATTCTGATGATCCAACAATATTTTTTCAACATGAGTTTTAGCAACTTCCCAATCTACAGGACCATTCTTATCAGCATAACTTACAGGATCTTTACGTCCTAATTTAATAAATGCTTCAATACGTTCTACAGATGATGCTGATTTATAATCTGAAAACCATTCATATGTTGGGATACCTCCACCTCCAAATAATGGAGTTATTCCTGTTTTAATTTTAATTGGTTTATATGATGTATTAGTTCTACTATATACTTCATTAAAGTTTAAACCTAATTCATCACATAATATTTCTCCATCTTGAAGAATAGTATGTTTATTTCCATGTAAATAAGGAGTAAAGTATCCTACCATTTCAGAACCCCAATTTCCTAATCTAAACGCTGCATCATCAGCATCTCTAAATTCTTGACGACAATCAGGATAAACTGAAAAATCTCCAGCATGAATACCTAAAGCAATATCGCATGTTTCTCCAGTTCTTTGAGCAACTGATAATGCTACTGCTTGTGTGATTGAAGCAAATATCTTATTACGATTAGGTACTACAGTTGCTTTCATATTATCCTCAGCATAATGTCCTTCAGGTACATCTTCACCACCTGTTACTAATGCTGAATCTAGTAGATCGGATAATCCGTTTAATTGGATTTGACGATAAGTGATTTTTGAGTATGGTATATCTTCAGCTAATATACCATGTTCAAAATCCAAATCATAAGCACCATTTAAATAATCTACTAATGATTGAGCTCTTTCTAGCTCTACTCTGTGTTTTTGACCGTAATCAAATGAAATTGCTGTTACTGTATCGTACTCTTTTAAACAACGTAACAATAATGTACTGGAGTCCATTCCACCTGAAAGTGAAACTACAACATGTTTTTGCATAACTTTATTTATTTAAAGATGATGAGGTAAAGAAACTTTTAATTACTGATCTAGGATATGTCATTACTTTTCCTTCATATTTTGGGTTATTAATTTGTCTTGATAATGGTTTAACTCCACAACTAATAGCAAAATTGTATAAATTTTTTCCAATACCTTTTTCATCTTTATGTCCTACATAATCATATAGGGAGATAAATTCTTCTTGTGTTTCTTTCATAACTGTTGTTTTTTATTTATTTAAAGATGTTAATTCGAAGAAACGTTCAATTACTAATCTAGGATATGTTCTTACAATTCCTGTGTATTTAGGGTTTGAAATTTGTCTTTCTCCGGGTTTAATTCCACAACTAATAGCAAAAATATATAAATTTTTAGCATTATTGTCTTGATCTTTATGTCCTACATAATCATATAAGGAGATAAATTCTTCTTGTGTTTCTTTCATAACTGTTGTTTTTTCTTTATTTATAATTAAGTGATTTTTTTCTAAATATTCCCATAATGTTTCATGAGAGTAACAAATGGGAGTTCCATCTATTTCGTTTGCTGTTAATGTACCGGTTCCATAGTCATTTTCATAGCAGAACCATGAATACCATTCATATCCTTGTTCACCATATATTTCTTTAATTAATGTAGAGATAATTTCATTATATCCATCTACAAATTCTATTAAATCAATCTTTAGTTTATATGCTTCATTAATTTGTCTATCCATCTTTTGTTGATGGAGTATTACTTTTAAAAAATTTTCGTATGTCATATTATTTGCTTAAATTTACAAGGTTTCTAAACATCTTTACATTATTATCTATATAATTAATATTTGGCATTACATCTTTATCAAAGAATTCTTTCATTGTTTCTTTAGGTTTATCTAATAAACCAAACATAGGATATGTTTCTTTCTTTGCTCCCACTAATATAGGATTTGATGTATCTACTGATTTTATAAATTTATATCCTTTATAATACATAAATTCTTGTGGTAAAGTAGCACCTAATAAATGTACATATGAATCACTTCTATCAAATAATTCATACATGAAATTTACTAACTGAATTCTGCCCATCATCTTAGATATTAATTTATTTTTATGAGGGAATGCTTTTAAATATGATGATGAGGAGTGATTAAGAGCAAAATGCCTATATCCTAAATCATAACAGAATTTATATAATAATCTAATTTCATCAAATTTTTCACCCTGCAATACTACCATTAATTTAGTTTCAGGATTAATAGATATTTCAGACCATGTTTTAGCATGACTATATGTTTTATGAAAGTCATTCCATTCATCAGGTACTATGAATATATCGGGTTTTAATTCGTTATTTAAATCAATTAATTGCTCTGTGGTATATGTTTCACCCTCAAATAAACCGTTGTCTAAAATGGAGAAACGTCCTTCCTGTTTACATTGTAAATAAAATTCTTTATATTCTGGAGAACGATAGTAGAAATAAGGTAGAATATACTCATAATCATTTATTGTTTTACTCCATGGGAGTAATTGTAGTGGTACTTCATGTGATATTTTCATATATAGCTGTGTTTTTTTCATGTTCTCTTACCTCTACTCTTACAATTTTAACTCTACCTTCTGAATCACTTTCAACCCATGGAGTTAATTTATCAAATATATATTTTGCAAATTGTTCAGCCCCAACAGCCGGAACGATTCTGAGCTGAATAATGCCTAAGTCATTCATTGTTTTAAATCCACCTAAACCTGGATCATCTTCCGCTATAATTGTAGTATGATCAAACATATAATCCATCCATACTTTAGGATTCATATCATCAATCATATATTTAGAACGCTTAGCATGCCCAAAATCCCAAACCCAATTACGTTCGTCTAATTCTCCTTCAAACCATACTCTAAAAGATAAAGCATAACCATGTAAGAAACGACAGTGTGTTCCTTCTGCTCGCCATTGACGAAATACGCAACTGAATCCATCAAATACTTTTGTTGATTGAAATTTACTCATATTATGATTTATTAGTTGTTGTTGATGTTGATTTAAATAATATTGTTGATAAGATATTTAATCCTACTGCTTGCCAGAATGTAATATATGGCATACCAAATAATATAGGCATTAACCAATTCCATAATAACATTAGAGGTAAACCTAATAATAAACATGCTAAGCATATTATAGCAACAATTCCCAAAATTTCACCTAAATATTCCATATTATTCTTCTATTAATGATTTAAATATTAATTCTAATTTTTCATCCATTGAATATAATAAATTTTCTATAGATTTCAAAGTATCTTGTTGATTATCTTCAGTAACTTTAAGTTCTTGAAGAGATTTTGATTGTTCTTCTAATTCTTTTAAGGGGTCTTTCATTTTGTAAATTTATATAATGTATTTTCTTTAATAGTATGGTATAAATCCTCTAGACTACCATCACAATCATTTAAATATTTTGTAAAATCCTCTTTATTAATATAGAATTCATCACAAAATTCTTTTTCAATGGTTTTAAGTAGATTAAATTCATCTTTCATGAAATCCTCCATTAATTTATTATGGCGTAATCTACCCATTTTTAATGCTTCATCACGTTCAGTATAAGCATATGTAGGGTATGTATTTGCTTTTTCTTTGGATAATTCTATTTCATATAATGCTTGAACACGATAATCAGAATAATCATAATCACCATTTTTTATTTTATCTAATAAGGGACGGTGTTTAAATGGTGGAGTACGTGGTTTAAACCTACGATACCAATAAAATTTGTTATATGTTGAAGGAGTAAATTTAGGGATATCTGTTTCTATGTTCATAACCTTAATATACAATCTTTATTTTGACAATTTAGTATTATCTTTTTGGTGTTTTGGATCGTATGGACAATGTCTACATTTATTTCCACAACAATAACCTCTATTAAGATGCCATAACTCAGTAAACACTACCATCCCTTTTTCAAGATAGTAGTGTTTTCCTTCTTCAAATGTTTTTTTAGTCATTATTACACTATTTCACAAGAACCACCTGCACCCCCACATGCTGCTTGCTCCATTAAGTTTGTATTATCACTAAACTCAACAATTTGAGATAAATCTATGTTATGAAGATTTTTAGATAATTCATTGAATTGTTCTTCAGTAATATCTTCATATGGACTTTGTACATATGAACCCCCATGATAAGGTAATACTGATAGACCATTAAATGTATCTTTATTTTCCCACATCCATTTTCCAACTTGTTCCCATTCATTCTCATTAATAGATACTGTAGCGGATACATTATTTGTATTAGCTCCTTTACGATGTCCTTTTTTAACCCATTGCATATTAAATTTCTTAACACGCTCAAGCATATCAATTACATTTTCAGTTCTTAAAATTGAACCTTCTGGTGCTTTTTGAGGTACTGAAATTACAGCTTGAATTGTTGGTTTAAAGAAATCATCTTCAACTAGTTCAGGGTGATTAATTGCTAGATAATTATAAATTGCTTCATTTTTACCTACGCGGATACGGCGAACATAATAATCATTGTGCCAAGCGTGAATACCTGATGAAGTACCTAGTACTAGAGATGAAGTTCCTGATGGTTTTACTGTTGTTACACGAGCAGCTTTATTAATTCCAATTAATTCAGCAACTCTAGCATTTTCTTCTTTAGCAATATTTGCTGATATTTTTAGATCTAATGATAATACAGCACCTGAACCAATACCAGTCATTCCAACTCCAAGTAATGCTTCTTTTTCAGTTGTTTTTTGCCATATATCTCTTAAATAATGGAAATTTGTGTATGATGCTTGTAATGTACCTATGAATGCTGCTACTTTAACTCTTTCATTTAAATCTTCTTGGGATTCAACTGTTGATGCATTTACTTCACATAAGTTACAGAATTGATTTGGTTTAAGAGCAATTTCACAACATGGATTAGTTCCCCAATCTTTATCATTACTAAAATATATACCTGGTTCACCAGATCCACTTAATTCAATTTTTTTCCATAATTTAAAGAATTCATTTTCAGTAATAGCGTGACGCATTACTACAGCTGAATTATTTGCTCTACCACGTTGAGGATTTTCTTCCCACCAATTTCCAAATTTAGAAGTTAACATTAATTCATCATCAAGGTCAAACAAAGCAATCAACGCTGCTCTTCTAATACCACCTGACAATACAGCATCAGCAATATGGCATTCCATATCATGAGCCTCAACTGATGTTATTTTATCCCCATTTTGTTTACGATCAAATATTTTTTGTAGATTAAATAAACATTCTTTAAGTGGTTCTGGACCTGGTGCTTTACCACCTACAGTAATTAATTGAGCACCTTTTGCTCTAATGTCTCTAAAGTCAAATACAGGTAGTGGAGCCCCTTGAAAATATGCTTTACATAGCATTCTAACAGCATCTGCCCATCCTTCAATACTATCACCTACTAAATAACGTTTTGTTTTAATTGGGATTTTAATTTCAGGAAGTTGATCTATATGATGGGTTTGTACACTGTATCCAACTCCACAACCCGATAGAAGGAGGAACATAGTTTCTGAAAATGATCTCCAATCATTTATTGGTAGAAATGAACAATTAAATATACGAGCATTATTAAGTTCAATTGGCTTTCCAGAGAATTGTAATGAACGCATTGATGGTAATACTTTTTTGTCATATACTAGTTTATACGCATTTTCTATTTCATCAAATAATTGAGGAAATTTCTTTTGATGCATTTCTTTGTTTCGGGTTACTAGTTCTACCCAAGTTTCTCTTCTCTTTATCTCAGGAATATATTTACTATATTTCATATAGGTCGTTATATCAGATAAAATCGATTGTGTGGTATCCATTTTAATTAAAAATTATTAAATTATTTATTTGTATTGATTTATTAAGCTAATTATAGCCATTTTTGGTTTTACTCCTGAAAAACGATTTACTATTTGTCCATCTTTCTCAATTATAACGGTTGGTATACCAGATACTGAATATTGTGATGCTTTATCTTTATTATAATCAACATCAACAGTTTCAAAAGAAACTCCAGAAACTTCATTTTGAATTTCCCCAAATATTGGAGCTAGTATTTTACATGGTTGACACCATGTACTCGTAAAACGTATTATTTTTATCATATATCTTTATTGTTTGGGTTAATAAATATTAATATTCTTTGGATAATTCAAAGAATTTTTTCTTTAGGATATCTCTATCATCAGTATCAAAATTTGAATATCCAACTTTAGTTGGTGTAACTTCTTCATCATCATCATCTACTGGTTCAGAATCAATAACAATTTTACCATTAGATGTATCAATAGTGGATTTAAATGTTAAACCATCAGCACCATATCTATTTTTCATAAAATGCCACATTCCCGTCCCATTTACTTTAGATTTTTTATTTCTAGCTACTGAAATTATAATATCCCCAATCATTATTTTATCATAAGATCCTGCAGCATTATCACCTTCAATAATATTTTTATTAGCACCTGTTCTATTTGCTTGTGATGGAGATACAATAGGAATATTTAATGTTTTTGCTAAACCTTTAGCATCAGTGTAAACATCATCAATTTCATCTTTACGTTCTTTTCTAGATTTACCACGTAATAAATCTAAATAGTCAATAATGATAATATCAGGTTTAAATTCGTTTTGATTCTCTAATTGTTGGATGTGTGCTTCTATTGTTTCTAAAGATGCACGTTTTGGAGCATATTCTTTAATTACAATTTTGCCCTTAACTTGTTTAATAATTTCTTCAACAGCTTGACGATTTTCATCTAATTTATCTACAGGTATTCCTGAAAATACAGCATCATATCGTTTTCCTACATATCCTTCACCTAATTCTAATGTATAATGGATAACGTTATAACCTAATGCTGCAGCGAATGCACCCATTGCAATTACAGCCCATGATTTACCACCACCTGGATTACCAAACATTAATACTAAATCACCTTTACCAACACCACCTTGTGTTAAATCATTAAATATAGGCCATGGGAAGGGAATTGCATTTCTATCATTTAATCTATAGCGAGTTTCAATATCTAATTCATATTCATGACCGATGTTTTTTTCCTCACCAGCTTTCATTGCATTATTGATTAATCTTCGAATACCATCAAAATCTCCAACATTAAGTAAATCAACAGACGTCATTAGTGCTTTTTTCATTTGTTGATTACTACAGAATGCTGTAAATTCTGTTTCAACATATTCTAAGTCTTTTGAATCTGCTGCTTTATAAGCCTCACGTAGCGCCTCAGTTAAAGCAATACGTAATATTTCGTTATCTATCTTTTTTACTTCAATAGATAATGTTTCTAATGATGGAATTGTATGATATTCACTGAAATATTTGATTATAAAATCAACAATCCATTGATGTGCTGTATTACTAAAATATTCACTCTCTAAAGCATCTGAAATGTTTAGTAAGAATTGTCGTTGTGTTAATAATGCTCCTAATACTTTGATTTGGAATGATGAGCCATATCTCTCTAAACTATTTAAGGTAGTCAATTGTAACTCCTTTCATTTTATTTAATTTCATAACTTTTTTCATAACTTGAATATATTAATTTATTTCTGATATTCCCATCTAAATTTACCTGCTGTTTTTGCCTTATTTGTAAGGACATTAGGTATTCCTATTATTCCTGTTTTTTTCTTAGCTTCAGTAATAGAATCCCACATTTTAAGAATATTTCCATCTAAATCTTTTTGAATAATAGGTTTTATTTTTGATAAAATACAATTTTGTCTATTATTTTTAATATTATTTTTATGTTCTTCACTTAACTTTCTCCCTACAGGTGCTCCTAATTTAATTCCGGGAGTTTTAATATGTTTTAAACCTTTATCTTTTCTTGTTTTATAAGGTTTACATTTTATTCCTATTCTTCCTTTTCTAACATTATCATTATGTTCATTACTATGTACATATCCTTTTAAAGCTTTACTAATTTTATTTTTAGTTTCTTCACTTAATCCAGAATTTCCAAAGGGTTTATTAGTTTTATTATAGAAATTAGGATTATTTTCAACATCATATTTTTGGAGCCAATAACTTTCTTTTTGGATTAATTCTTCTATATTTAAACAATATTCTAAAATAATCTTTTCAAAATTATCCCGTCCGTATTCTTTAATAGCGTTTTTAAGATCAGTTCCTGAACCTAGATATTTAGGATTATTGTTTTTATCTTTACCAATATATTTTATGTTAGTTTTAAGATTTGTAGTTTGATATATTATCATAATATTTAATTTGATAATAAATATATGACAATACCAAATTACTTAAAAACTATGTTAAAATGTACTTAAACTAGCAAAACAATCATTTAACCAATTCTCAACATTAGGTATTCCATTCCCAAGATTGTCCTTATAATATAAATGAAGGAATCCAGGTTTATTATATTCACGTTTATATGCTACTGCATCTTCAATAATTTCAATATTTTCATTTGAGAGTGGAATATCTTTTAAATTCATCAATCTATAATTAATTTTTAATTGATGTTGGAAATTTAATAATTGAGATCCCCATTTATCGTTAGGATCTAAAGACTCTAATAATGTTTCTAAATGTAGTGATTCGGTACCTGTTAATTGTGGGAGTATTTTAAATAATTTATCTTCACCTAATCCCTTAACTTTTGGAACATTATCTCCCTTATCACCCATAAATGTTTTATACAATAAATAATTTTTTGGGTGGATATGATATTCATCTTTAAAGTTATCTACGTTATATATTTTCTTTTTTGTGGGAGAATATATATTAACTTTTTCACTTATTAATTGCAAGAAATCTTGATCCGCTGACATAATAGTAATGCGCTTAGTTTCCGCTATACCTTCGTATTTCTGCGCTAAGTACCCCATTACGTCGTCTGCCTCAATCCCGTCAATTATAATTAAACTAACGGGGAGAGATTGAAGATATTGAATTAATCTCTCCATTTGATTAGTTATTGATTCGCTTTCTTCCTCCTTATCAGTAAACATTTTGTAATTTGTGATACGATCAGCATTACGATTAGTTTTATAATCAAAGAATAAATTACGTTTTGAATTTGAACCACCAACTCCATCAAACGTAATAATTACTTTTGTTGGTGAGTTTAATTTAATAGCATATCCTACAGATTTTAAAAATCCAATCATTCCCCCGACATGTTGGCCGGAGGAAGGATGGATTGCATTAATAATAGCGAATGACCTAAGAAATGTGTTTAAACCATCTATTATTAATACTGATTGATTTTCTGTTTCTGGTTCGTTGGTGATATTGGATAGCATTTCTGCGAATCTATTCTTCGCCATCTACCACTTCAATTAGGTTGTTATTATTTTCAAACCACTCTGATTTATCTTCAACTAAATCAAAATCAAGAGTACCTAGAATTTTTAACCATTCATCAGCATGATCTTTCTTGTAATTATCAATTGCTTTTTTATCGTCATCAATAAAACCATGAACTGTCATTGTTACGGTACCTTTAGTTTGTACACCTGTAACGTGATTTTTATCTACTGAAATTTTAGTACGTTTAGCAAATTCAACATCTTTACCATCTTTAGTAGCTTTTAATTTATTAGTTCCACTATTTGTAATGTTACCAAATGTTACTACTAATGATGAATCAAAGAACATTGTATCTCCACCTTTGTTTTTCATTTTTGGTTGCTCCATTGGTGAATTAGGTTTTGCAACCCATACCTTATTAACAGCTACTAATGAATTTGTAAAAGGCATATTTTCTTTACGGGATAATATTAATTTTTGATTGATAAAATTACCAAATTGTTGAGACATTGCACCAGCATTCCATTCATTATTATTTGATGATTTTTCAACCGACATTCTACATGGAATTGAACCAACTGAATCCCAGAAGAAACATAAATCATATGGTAATTTACCAAGTGCTTGCTCATTTAATAAATCAGCAATGAATGCTGCAACATCCTCAATAGTATTTAATGAACCTCTATCGACATAGATAAAAAATCCATTATAATCAATAATTTCTCCTGTTTCTTTATCAACTACTTCATTAAGTTCAAATCCCATCTGTTTAGCATGGTCCCAATTCCATTTCATTTCAGTAACAATAAAAACAGGTAATACACCCATCTT